TAATCTCATAAACGCTTGTTCCCAACTACTTCTGTATGTTGGTGTTTTCAATCCAATATATTTGTCTGGATTTTTACAAGTAAATTTTCCTTTAGCGAATCTAGGTAACATTAGTCTATAATATTTCTAGACACAGTTTCCTTAGTAGTAAGATTTTGTCGTACACCTAGCCTACTGGACTTGTATCTATTTGCATTTAAAATTATTGTAATTAATTCAGATAGTTGAGCCGGTGAGGCATAGGTTAATTTGTCCAAAATTTCTTGAGGTCTCATACTATCAATTTTTGCCTGTGCTAAAATAACATAAGCAGTCGATTCTGCCGCTTCTCTTTTAAATCCTCTTTTTACAAAAAATGCCACGGCCGCGTCATATTCACCAGCATTAAATTGAAACTCTTCTTCGTATGAAGATGTTGTTAATTTTTCAATTGTTTTATCTAGATTGTCTTTATCTTTAGCTGGTAAGTTAGTATAAAAATCTGTCATTATAATGTTGCCTTCTCTACTGCTACTGACACGTCTAGTGTGTCTCTGCTAATTTTTATATAGCCTTCTGTAACAAGTTTTCTTATATTTGTTATTGCTTTATTTCTATAAACTGTTTTAGCAGTATCAGTTGAAGCAGTATATTCAACATCAGATTCGGATATTGTTAAATTTTTTCTTGATCCTATATCTTTGTAATATATTCCTGCCGCAATTTCATCTCTAACATTAGCATCTGATGTAACAAGATTATATGCCTCGTCTGCTGTAAGATAAAGTGCTGTATTCACTGTAGAATTTGTTATAACAGTAGTATCGTTTCTTTTTGATTGGTCGGTTAATCCTTTAAGATTTGCGGCAACTGCCGCTCCAGCCACAGCCGCTCCAACGGCAAAGTTTCCAACAGGATTAGTAATTGAGCCTGCTTGTTTGCCAACCTCTAAAACTCCTTTTTTTGCAATACCTTTTAATTCTTCTTTTGCATCTTTCTTTTTTATTTTTTTAGCATTATTATAAGTGTTAGATGCACCTAATATTGCTCCTAACCAGTTTCCTCTTTTACCCTCTCTTATTACTGAACCAATACCGTCAACAACACCACCTGGTCCAAAAATTGAATTAGTTCCTCTACCTAATACAGTTAGAGGAGAAGGTTCGTGATCATAATGTAATGTTGCAAATCCTGGTATATTGTTTTTAGAAACTTTTCCTGATTTATAAACAACTGTTTCATAAAAAACTTGCATAGTGTTTGTCATTATTCCAGCACCGTCTCCTTGATCTAATGTGTCGTGTGCAAAAGAACCAATTATAGGATTGATTAGTCTCATTGATGTAAATCTTTGTTTATGTAATACAAATATTTCTATAGCTCTTAGATAAGGTTTTTTACTTTGTACTGGAGTATCCATCCCGAATTTATTAAGTTCTCTAGCTTTAAAATCATCATAATAATCATCTTTAAAACTTAAACCTCCACGATCATCTGTATAATGGACTGCGTCTGCTATGTAATATTCGTAATATTTTTTCCAAAAAGCATTTACAGTATCAGCATGGTCGTCATGGAAAGCTATGTTTACTGGTTCATATTGTATACGTGTTGCCGTATACATTTTTTTATTATATTGAATTTTTTCTTCGATGTTCATTCCATATCTTGGCAAGTCAGCAGACTTAACCAACATATTAAGTTCGTTATTTTCAGCTCCTGTAAAACCACCACCATCTCGAAATAATGTTTCGTCTGTAGAAATTACAACATGAAACAGAAATTTCTGTTTTGGCATCAGTTTGTAACTGTCATCTATATACAAACGAGATGCGTGTCGGAAGTCTTTCATTCCAGGTAAGTTGTCTTGAAACCCTTTTAAGAAGTCGTTAATTTTTGGCATATACTTGTATTTATAGCCACAAAAAAAGCGCCTATAAAGACGCTTTTCTCGTATTATAATTGCAAATTATTATGCACCACCGCCAGTTGATAGTGTACCAATTGTTCTTGCAACTGCTGTACCTATTCCTGTACCTTGTGGTGTTTGTATACAGTTATCGTATCTTACTGATAATGTGATAGTTGATGGATCTGATGTGTTGTATGCCAACGTATTGTAGTTAACGTTTTCAACATATGCACCATATAATTCAAATGTTTCTAATACACTTGGTGCACTTGCTCCGTTACCACCGTCAAGCATTTCAATTCTTGCAACAAATTTGTAATCTATACCTGATGCCGCACTTGATTGTTCAAAGAAATCAAATTGTTTTTGAATTTGTTCACCAACTAGTTTAGTAACTGCGTTGTTAACATCATCTCTCAATGTGATTGTAATTGGTTCCCAAGTATGTTTACCTGCAACATAAACTCTTGAGTTGTAAACATCTAATGTTACGTTATCAAAAGTCAAGTTAGGTCTTGTTATATCCATTACTTGTTTTGTTAATTCTGATCTTGGTGTTGATACTCCAAAATTTTCCAGGATTGCTCTAAAACGATATTGTAGTTTAGGCATTAATAAGCCTTGTGATGCACTACTTTGATCGTTTGCTAAAGGTACTGTAAATTTTGATAATGTTGATATTGCCATATGTTTCTCCTATTTATCCAAAAATTAGTTCCCTAATTTTGCTATTTCTCCTGTGTTTTTAATTCTTAACGGTATGTATATAAATTCAACTGATTTAACTGGCTCAATTGCTATATCTACATAAAGTTCGTTTCTGTCTATTCTAGTAGGTGTGTTGTTTGTATCATCACATACTACCAAGTAGTCATACAACGCTCTTTGTCCAACTAATTCTAACAAGAATGATTCAATTGCTTGTTTAATTTCATTTCTTGTTAATTCATCATTTGGTTCAAAGATAAATGGTTTAGCAACTGCATCTAATTGTGTTCTTAGATATACTGCTAATCTTGAAACGTTGATTCTATCTAATGCCGATGTTCCTGAAACTTTAGTTAAGTTACCAAAGTTAACAATTCCTGCTCCTGAGAAGAAAGTAATTGGGTTAATCTTAACTGAATGCATTGAATCTCTCACTGACTCCGTTACAGATATCGTTTTGAATTCGCCTTCTGCTGTATCTATGTAACCAACTGCTGTTGCATTGTCTACAACACCACGTCTTGTACCTGCTGGTGCAAACCATGGATATGCCACGTTGTCATTATTTGCTAAAGTTCTTAGCATCATATGACTTGATGGAACAACAATAGTGTTACCTGAATTATCTGTTGTTTGTCCTGATGGATAAAATACGCCCAAGTAATCACTTGCACTTACTAACCCGTCTTCTCCGTTGTCACTAGCCGCACTTGAATTATTTGCCCAATTTGTTATTGCTGTTGCTGTGCCTTCTAATCTCATTGGAGAGTCACCAACTACAAACGCAGTATTGTTTCTGTCTGTGTTTAAGTTGATCATATTAGCAATAGCTTCTGGATAACCTGGACAAGCAATTACGTTAAAGCCTCTTTGGTCTTCTCTTATTGCTTGGTTAGTGTCTATTTCTGATTTTAATTGTTGTACAACAACTTTTCTTTGTGCTTTTCTTCCAAAAGTTCCTGAACCGTCAGCATTGTTACCTGATTTAGTAACCCATCTGTCTGGGAAGTAACCTGTAACTGATTCATTGTTGTATCTAATGTTACCTAATCCGCTTGATCCTGAACTTGGATATTTTGCAGTTGTTATATAACTGTTTTTGTATTCTTTTACATTGTAACCAGAACGTCTAGTATTCCATAACAACATACCTTGTGGGTAGTTTGCTGGATTTGGTGCATCTGGATCTAAGAAGTTATCACTTAAAAGATCTTTAATTTCACTTGGATCACCAGCTTGAGTGCTGTTATTAGCATTTCTTTCTGTTGAAGTATGCCATCTAGCGTCTGCAAATAAAATACCGTCTTCAGTTGATTGATCTGTTTTGTCAACTAATTCCCAAGCCGCACCAGTTGTTGTAACTGCAACTTGATTAGCTGTGTTAGTTGAACTTAATGTTGCTGAAGTATTATATTTGTAAAGTTTTGGATAGTTTTCTAAATCACTTGTATCAACCCATAAGTCTTTGTTTACAAGTGGAGTTCCATCACATTGTGTAGTCGGTGCTGTTGCACTAAATTGTGGACCTTTTGGTGATGTTGTTCCATTAGCATTTACGTAACCAATCCATGTTGTTCCGTTATGTTCTAAAATGTCTGCTTCATCTATTGAAGTATCATACCATAATTGACCATCTGCTGGTTCACTAGTTGGTGCACTTGTACTTGCTGTGTAACTTAATCTTTTCCAGTTAGTAGCAACAAGTCCTATGTTTGTAACTGAGTCCATTATTTCACCAGTTGGTGCCGCATATAAATTGTCAATTTTTGTTGTTGAATTTGCTGTGTATCCACCGTAAGTATGAGCAGTTGATGTACTGAATCCTGCCGTTGCTACAGGAGTACCATCTCCTATATCAGACATTCTAAAGTCACCACCTAATTTGTGTTTAATTTGAATTGCACCTTTAAATTCACCCGAAGTTGTTATTGATGCTTCTAGGTTAGTAAAGTTAGCCGCCGCAAATCCTGCCACAAAATCTTCTGCATCTGCTACTGTTGAACCGTCTTGGTTACTAACTGTTACAGTTTTTGATACCATTGCTTCTGCATTTTTTACTGATTCTGAACAAGTAAATGTACCTTGTAATCCTGTTGGATATACTGTTTTAGATTGAATAATAGTTGCACCGCCTTCATGTCTGAATAATTGTAAATCACCAACATTTGGTGTTGTGTCAGCCGCATCAGCCGCCGTCATTGATTGTTCAGTTATGTTGTATTGTGCATATAAAGTTCCAGCAGTAATACTTGTTCCGCCGTTAGTTGGATCAATATTGTATATTGCTGAATGGTTAGTTGCATATAATGGTGCACTTACACTTGTCCAAGACGAACTTGAAGAACTGTAAAGTTTAGCAACAACATTTGTTCCGCTATTTGCAGAAGTTGTTTTAAACCAAACAGAACCACTAGGTCTGTTGTCGTCAGCTGTTTTCCAAGTAGGTCTGCTAGTGTGTTTTGATTGTAAGAATGTAGGACCTTTGTAAGGAACTGTCGCTGTAATTCCTAAACTAGCAAGTAATCCTGTACCTTCTTCAAATCTAATAGTGTTTGTTCCTGCTGTTGAATCACCCAATGCATAACCATTGTGATAAATTTCTAAATTTCCTGTTACAGCATCAATTGCCGAAGTTACGTTTGTAATACTTGCGCCATTGATTGCTGAGTTTACATTTGATAATGCTGTTCCACCTGTTGTAACAGTTGTACCATTAACAACCATTGTGTGTCCGTTTGTTACAGTAGTACCTGATGCTACTGAAACTACTGGGTGTGATAAGTGCCATGCACTTGATCCTAATTGTACCCAAGCATTTGCATCATTTTTGTAATACATTTTGTTTGAAACGTGTGTTGTGTTAACTGCATAATCACCAACTGATCCAAAAGAAGTTTTAGGTGCTCCTGTTGATGC